AGATATCCGCCTAGCGGCATGATCTACACGGGTATGGCTCCACCTTGGAACAGAACGGGCCACTTTAAACCTATGATCATACTCGAAAACATCTTATCTGAAGAATCTCGCATTGCAATGCATGATGCATATTATGGACCTAAATTTCATGGGTTTAAGTATGTTGAAGACATGATCATAGCAGAGAGACAACTGCTTGATGTAGCTGGTACACTCTTTAATCTTAATGGAATCATCGGTTCAGAAATTTGGTCAAACGTAAATAGTACTGTACCGCACTGGCACGTTGATAAGGATGAAAGACACTACGAAGCTACAGGAGAATTTAAGTATCCGATGTGTTCTATCGTCTACTATCCTTATGTCAAGGATCTTGAAGGCGGCAGATTACATCTATACGAAGACGATGCTATCATTATTAAACCGAAGCAAAATATGGTAGTTGTCTTCCCTTCTTACATCCCGCACTTTGTTGAACCGTTTACAGGTGAAAGGTTATCGGTAATTTCTTGTCCGTACGCGTACAATGCATTACCATGAAGTGTTCTAGAAGTGCTACGAGTCGCCTGAAAAACAGCCGGTAGTAGTATAAATAAAATATCACGACGGAGGTTGACATCCTCCATTGACTCTTGCAAAACTTCAAGTCTTAGATGGCTAGAAAGCGGCATCATTCGGATGCCACCGACGAAAACACTAATGATTTTGCATTTCCAGTAAGAGGGAAATGGATGGAAGATACTTCGTTATTCT